AGCCTTTTTGTACAGTAAAATTACCGAATATACGGATAAACTGTAGGATGTATTTGCGAATCTGATCGTCGTAAAAATATTGCAACTGTTATGCTCCGAAGTTTGCAGTCCAAATAGCTATAGATGGTGGTATTCCGTTAGTAACGTTTTCCAGGTCTTCCTGGGTACCAATAACACCTTCACCAAGTATGCGGGCGTCATCATAGTCAGCACGTGGTGGAATTGCTTCACTAATGCTCTGTCTGCTTGGATAGAAGTTGCCTTTAGCAACATCTTCCTCAATGTTATTTACAAAGGTTGACGCATTAAAGGTTCTGTCGCTCCAGGTCTTGTCATCAATGTTGTCGTATAGTCTGACCCAACGCAAGTCACGATATACAAAAAGACGATTTGGTTGGAAGTCAGTGCGTATAAAGAAATCACCCTGGTTAGGTACTGATGGGAAGTTTCCGCCTGTTGCGATAGTTTCACCTGCATCCCATGTATATCCTTCAGCATCCACATAGTTATGTAGATGTGTAGTAAGTGCAGTGCCTCCACCAATCGGATCGTCCTCTGTCGCGCTTGCGACAATAGCATCAGTAATGTCCATCTCTTTGCTGAATGTGCTAAAGATGTTAGCCATACTGCCTTCATCTGCACCTTGTCCGAGGATATCATCAAACTCCTGGCTGTCAGTAATTGGTTCTAATTTAACACGCCAAATATGAGGCCACCAAGAAGCACTAAAGCCCTCGCCACCTTTGTTACCATCACCTACAGCGTAAAACTTAGGAATAGGCGGGCTGTCTGCATTGAGTCCATAATTATCAATCAAATGTGGCAACTCAATAACGTCACCACTTATTAGTTTTCGACCTAGCATTTCTACCATTTCATTTAGATGAAAGGTCATGTACAGCGTGTCGTTAGTGAGGAATAGACCAAACTGAGTAAGATCAAAGTCATTATCACTTACGTTGTAAACACCGCGCATATCGTAAACATTCATATCATATTTACGGTCACGGTTTTCTAACAACAGCAAGTCCTGTATGGTTGTTTCGTTTATAATGTCGTCATATGCTGGCTTGGTAGGATCATCCTGGTTAGGTGCATCCTCTGGTCCAATATACTTGTGTACTAGAGCTCCAACGCCACCAATATGAAATTGCTCACGAATCGTGCGGTCAAAGAATTTATAATCATTAGTTTTGTTAGGGGACCACATTGAGATACGAGGCATCGGAATTCCTTTCTAGTATTTATGGTGTCAGCGATAAATAGAAACAATAGGAGTATGATGATGAGCCGCAGCAGAATCACAAAAGAAATTGAGCTAAGATTAGGTGGACAGATGGTTGACGTTGAACTCGACCCTGAACACTATGAGTTGGCAATTGACAAATCGTTAGAAAAATATAGACAGCGCAGTGAGAACGCGGTTGAAGAAAAGTTTGTTGATCTTCAAATTGTAACTGATACAAACCTGTACACCCTACCAGAAGAGATTATTGACATCAAGGACATTTATCAGCGTTCAACTGGTGGTGTACTTAACCAGGGTGTTGAATTTGAACCATTTGGCGCACAGTACATCAACACTTATTTAGGTCCATTAGCTAGCGGACAAAGCGGCGGACTTGCGACCTATGAATTCCTACAACAGCATTTGGAATTGATTGGTAGAATGTTTGGTTATGAGTTTCAATTTACTTGGAACCGTACAAAACACCAACTAATGATACATCGCCGCCCACGTCGTGATATTGTGGTTTATTTACATTGCTATGCATATCGTGAAGAACTAGACCTATTTGCTGACCACCGCGCCTTCCCTTGGATTAAAGATTATGCTCTAGCACAGAGCAAGCTTATGCTAGGTGAGGCTCGTGGTAAGTATGCAACGGTAGCTGGACCTCAGGGTGGTACAACACTTAACGGAGAGCAACTCAAAGCTGATGCGCTCAACGAACTTGCGCAATTAGAAGAAGATATCAAACTCTTCAAGGACGGCGGCGCAGGTCTAGGCATTATTATCGGATAAATGTCACTTTTTGCTTGACAAACCATGGCACTTTGCTTATAGTACAAGAGTAAGCAAAGGAATTTGATATGAACAATGATCTTTTTGAAAGCCCAATTCACACTGCAAAAGATGTGCAGCGGTTTATCTATGCTGGCCGTGCGTTGTTCACCATTGTTAGTAAAAAGACTGGTGCCCGCTTTACCTTCCGCGTAAAGTCAAATCACAAAAGCAAAGATGGACGTATACACAAGCCTATACAGTTTGTACAGGTTCTAAGTGGCACTGACAATGAAAATAGTTATAGCTACTTAGGTTATTTGAGCCCACACAGTAAGGGTAAACTCAACCCTGGCAACAAAGGTAAGCCTGACGCATTAAGCTTTCAATCACTGAACTGGCTTCTAGGTCACTTGGAAACTGATAATATGCCTGAGCAGGTGGAATTTTACCATGCAGGAAAGTGTGGCGCTTGTGGTCGGACGTTGACTGTACCTGAGAGCATTGAAACTGGACTTGGTCCTGTATGCGCAGGTCGGCAGTAATGTCAATCACAAAATTTGTAACCTATTGAATCCCAAGGAAACAAAGGTGCATTTTATGATTGACATCACCAATGTACTTTGCTAGATTGTATGAGTAAGCAATAGGAGATAAAGAACATGATGACGCTAGATACAGCAGTTGACTTCCTGATCGAAAACATTAAAGCTGATTACTTGAACTGGACGCTAACATGCGCCCGCCGCAAAGCAGCAAAAGGCGAAGGCAACGATGGCCTTACCAACATTAATGAAGAAATGATTGCAGAGTTCAACGGAAGCCTAAGCGCCAAAGCTGGTCGCAAGTACATCAAAATTGTGCGTGAGCGCGGTGGCGTGTGGGGCTTTATCGTAGCCACTGACAATGATGCAAAATTCCCGAAGGGCACAATCCTCAAAGCTGCTGGATGGGCTGCACCAGCCCGCAATCACAGCCGCGGCAACGTCCTAACTGGCGGGTACACTGTACAGTGGACTGGCCCACTGTACATGTAAAGGAATAGAAATGGCAAATAAAGTTATCAAAAAGCTTCCAAAGCCACGCAACGAGTTTGCAACGGCGGTCCGTGATCCAAACGGTCCGTTCCGCCCGAAGACTATTCCGAACAAGCGTGAAGAAAAGCTTCCCCGCAAGCGCAAGCATAAAGGTATCAACAATGAAACTTAAGATTGAATTCGAAATAGATCTTACTGCATTGATCGAAACATGGGCAGATGACATGAACATGAGTGATGAGGATGTAACGACGATCGTTGCTGATCCAGCGTTCAAGAAGTATGTCACAGAAATGTACGAATCCAACGAAGATATCTGGGCCCACATAGATGAATACATTGAAGAATCCATCGACGACCGTCTTGGAATCAACAATGAAGTTTGATGATCCTCGAGCAAAACGTGTAGATGAACTCATAACTGCGATGTTTTTGGAGGTCCGTGAAATTGATCGTTCACAGCCTGACCTTTGTGCCTCCGCCAAAATGCGTGGATTTCTTGCCTTCTTTATTCATTCACTATATATAAACTTAGAAGATGGTAATAGGCTTGAAGACTACTTTGTTGCGTCTCTCGATCGATTTATTGAAGAGCTCGGCGAGGAAGCAGTCATGGAGAAACTTAAATCATGACAGAGGAAGAACAAAACGAACTTGATCTAAGTCGTATGTTGGAAAAGCGCCGCCAAGCTTTTTCACATCTAGAAGAGTTTAAAGAATGGCATGGTATGGATAAGACCCGATCTGGAACACAGATCCTACTGCTAGGGCTTTACCGTGATATAATGCGCGGCACTGAAGAAGAAGTCGACTATCTAATTGAAAGCCTGCAAGAGCAGAACAATACAGCTCTTATGGAAAAATTACAGAGTGGAATAGCCTAAGCACTTGCTTTTATGGTAATATTGTGCTATAAGTGTTGGATACTCTGGAGAATCAATGACAAGAAAAATAATTGGAATCTGTGGCTTTATCGGATGCGGTAAAGGCACAGTAGGCGACATACTCGTTGAAGAATATGGTTTTACTAAACTTAGCTATGCAGATCGCCTAAAAGATACGGCTGCAACAATGTTCGGCTGGGACCGCGATATGATTGAGGGTGATACCCCTGAAAGCCGTGAGTGGAGAGAAACACCTGAACCATTTTGGACGCAAGAGCTAGGATATGATGTAACACCTAGACTGGTCATGCAGCGTATCGGTACAGACTGTATGCGTAAGGGCTTCGATAACCGTGTCTGGACGTTGTTCGTCAAGAAAACCCTTCTAGACAATCCCAATACAGATTACGTGATACCAGACGTTCGATTTTTTAACGAGCGTGACCTTGTTCGTGACATGAGTGGACAAGTTTGGCGAGTTAAAAGAGGCAATGATCCAGACTGGGTAGCTAGTGCTATATCAGATAATCGCTATGATACAACATGGATGGACGATTATCCAGATGTTCATGAGAGTGAATGGCGCTGGCTAGATTATGCATCAGAGTTTGATCGTGTTATTCCGAACGATAGTGGTCTTAAAGAGCTTCAAGCAGAAGTATTTAAAATAGTCAATCGTTAACTACGTAGTTATTTGCGTAACCACCCTAGATAAGTAGTCACCAAATAAATACTGGCAGAGCAGAAACTAAGCTTTGACAGGAGATTATACATGGCTACTCTAGTATCACCAGGTGTGGACGTCACTATTACAGACGAAAGCGCATACGCAAGCCCAGGAACGGGCACTATACCTCTCGTTGTCGTTGCTACAGCACAAGATAAAACAGATCCAACAGGCACAGAAACTGATGGCATCGCAAAATACACCAAGTCAGCAAACGCTGGTCTTGTTGTGCCTGTAACATCACAACGCGAACTAACACAATTCTTTGGAGACCCAACATTTGCAAGCACAGAAGGTGCAGAGACAAGTGAATATGGTCTTCTAGCAGCATACAGCTACCTAGGACAGGGCTCACAAGCTTATATCGTCCGTGCTGATATTGACCTTGCAGAACTAACTGCACAAGACACTGCACCAACTGGACCAGCAAACGGTAACCAGTTTTGGCTAGACACAGATGGCAGTTCATACGGACTACACGTTTGGAGCGGCTCAAGCTGGGTCCTACAAACTGTAACAGTTGAAACTGCACTTACTGCCGCAGCAGGCGAAGTTGCTAACCCATCAACATATGTACCAGCAGATACTAACTTCACAGTAGGCAGCTGGCTTGTTGCTGTTCTTAGTGACGCTACAACTGGTTTTTCAGTTGGTTATTTTTATGGCGACGGTTCTGCATGGCAGAGCGTTGATACAGCAAACATTGCAAACCTTGCCGCAGCAACAGTTACCTATGCAGCACACTATAGTTCACCAGCAGCACCAGCAGCATCTGACATTTGGGTAAAGACTACAAGCCCAGGTAACGGTCTTAACCTAACTGTTTACCAATCAAATAGCCTCGGCGTATTTGGTCTAGTTGAAGTTGAAGGCGTTTCAAACGACGGTGGTACAACCTACGTCGCACAAGACGGTTCAAGTGCAACTGACATTGTTGCAACGATGTCAGACGCTAACCTTGCAATTAACTTTACCGCAGCATCAGCTGGTTTTGAGATTAACGAAGTTGTAAGTGGTGCACCAGCAGCTATTACAGCAGAAGTATATGCACAAGATGCAGAGCCAACTGGAACTGCAACAGCAGGCGCACTTTGGTATGACTCAACACTTACTGCACTTGATCTTTACATCAACGCAAACGGTGATTGGGAGAAGATTTTAGCGGCAGACATCATATACTCAACAACTGAGCCGACTGGCACACCAACAGCAGGCGATATTTGGGTTGAGACTGATGGTACTGAAGGTGAATATCCAAAGCTTTATCGTTATATTGGTACAACTTGGACACTATATGACAACACAGACCAAAGCACAGAACGCGGCGTCCTATTTACTGATTTAACAGCAGATGTAGGCGTTACTGCAAGCGGAACAAGTTACGATGCCAACAGCCTAGGCTTTGACAGCGCACCTGATCCAGCACTATATCCAACAGATATGCTAGCAGTAAACATGGCTCTAAGCCAAGGTACTGTTCGCGTATATACAACTGGCATTCTAGTTAACGACGGCGCAGCAACAGTTGATGCCTGGGTTAATGCAGCAGGAAACCGTGCAGACGGTAGTGGACTATTTGGTCGCCAAGCTCAGCGCAAAGTTGTTAGCGTTGCAATGCAAGCGGCAGTGTCAGGTAACGAAGATCTTCGTGACCCAGCACGTAACTTTACGTTGCTACTTGCTCCAAACTTCCCAGAGCTTACAGACGAACTTATCACACTTAACAGCGACCGCGGCGAGACAGGATTTATCATTATTGATACTCCAATGCGCCTCACAGCAACAGAAGCCACTAGCTGGGTTCTTGGTGTTGGTGCAACAGAGAACGGCGATGAAGGACTTGTTTCAAAGAACACCTACAGCGCAGTTTACTACCCATCTGGACGTTCAACAACTCCAGCAGGTAACACTGTAACCGTTCCAGCAAGTCACATGGTGCTTTACACCTACGCTTATAATGACAACATTAGCTACCCATGGTTCGCACCAGCAGGCTTGACCCGCGGTGTTGTTCAAAACGGTAGTGCAGTTGGCTACATTACAAGCGAGGAAGAGTTCAAAGCAGTATCACTAAGCCAAGGCCAACGTGATGCAGCATATATCAACAAGCTTAACCCAATTGCTAACTTCCCACTTGAAGGTGTAGTTGTGTTTGGTCAGAAGACACTGCACCCAGTGTCAAGCGCATTGGACCGCGTCAACGTAGCACGCCTAGTTGCTTACCTACGTGAACGTTTTGATGAGATTGCACGTCCACTATTGTTCGAACAGAACGACCAGTTGACACGTGATCGAGCAAAGCGACTATTTGAAGCGTTCCTAAGTGATTTGCTTACTAAGCGAGCACTGACTGACTTTGCAGTTGTTTGTGATGAATCAAACAATACACCAATCAGAATCGACCGTAACGAACTGTATATTGATGTGGCAATTGCCCCAACAAAGGCAGTAGAGTTTATTTACATTCCGATCCGTATTGTTAACACAGGTTCACTATAATTTTACGTTAATAAATACCATTAGGGGCGGATAGAAACATCCGCCCCTAATCATTTAAGGATTCATTAATGAATATTAAATTTTGGAAATACTGGACAATACTGGTATTGGTTGTGTTTGCGGTAGCGACAGGACAATATTATTTCGGTCTATTTGACTTTATACTATCATATGATCAAACTTATCTTACGTTTGTTAATATTGCTATTGGTATAATAGCGCACATTATGCTAGCAAAAATGCATTTGAAACGTAGCAACACACCAGAAGAACATCAAATGATTCGCTATATGGGCGAAACGACTGTTGCAATCGGACTGGTTGGTACATTAATAGGTTTCATGATCGTACTATGGAGCGTATTTGGTACTGGTGTTGCACTTGATCCTACTGACACTGTGATGATGACACAAGCATTGGCAAATATGGCAGCAGGCATGGCAGCAGCACTTATCACATCACTCAGTGGTATTATTACATCTACAATAATTGGTTTACAATTAGTGGTTCTTGAAGAATGACGTCAGGAACTATGCGATTAGCATTTTTGGACTTAGTGTTCAATTTGTTGCTAGGTATTACATTGATGTTTGTAATTGCCTTCCTCTTGATTAATCCACCAACAACTGACGGACAAATTGATCCGCCTGTTCGACTTATGGTAGAGATGGAGTGGAATAAAGAATCGCGTGTTGATATTGATCTTTGGGTCAGAGGAAAAGACGGCGATTGGGTTGGATTCAAACGACAGGATGGTAGATATTTTGTCTTGGAACGAGATGATAGAGGCACACAAAACGACACTATTGAAGTTAATGGTGAGCGTGTTGTGATTAAACGTAACTATGAAAATACTCGGTTTACAATTTTACCACCAGGTGAATATTTTGTCAATGTTCATTACTTTACTCCTACAGGAAATCCTGAAGAAATAGAGATCAATTTGACACAATTGAATCCATACAAGAGCATATATACTGGAAAAGTGACGTTAAATACACGACAAGAGACGACAGTGGTGTCTTTTGTTGTTGATGATAACGAAAATATTGTTGATATTAGAACTGATGTTCAAATTCCATATGTTACAATAAATTCACCACAGCTTCCGCCAGGACCAGCAGGAGAAAATCCATGGTAACAACACTAATTTTAACAGGTGTATTTACTGCAATCACAATTGCATCAATGATTTACATGTCAGCTGCACATTGGTCAATTAAATCTGCCGCCTTAATTTTGTTTTTACTGATTGGTGCGTTTTCGTTCAACGTGTTTGTTGATATGCTAGGTGCACCTATTCCTGCAAGACCACAAGGTGAACATGCATATATTTGGCATACAATAACACCAGAGCCTGCTATTGTCATCTGGACAATAAATGCAAAACGTGGGTATAGACTCTACAAATATGAGTATACACGCGAAGAAGCAGCAAAGCTGGAAGAATTGCGCAAGTCCGCAATGGAAGGTCGCCCCCAAGAGCTGGTTCACTTTGGCGATCCAACTGATGGTGACGACCTTCAGATTCTTTCAATACCTAACCGTAACTACACTAAACAATAAATGAAGCCCCAATGGGGCTTCAAGTTTACACTAGTAGTAAGTACACATCCAGATCAATAACCCTATCCATTTTCTGACTAGTTATTGCGTCCAAAATAGCACATACATAAGATCAGGTGCTAACCTGTGATAGTTCAGTGATACAGCACCCCCAAAGATCAGACCTTATTCTTAGGTTATTGCCTGAGCGCTCGAGTTATCTAGTGCTTAGAGCCATAATGGCCAATTGTTGCTTGGCACCAGCATAGGCGGACGGTTATCGCTTGCATTCATGACTGCGAACGCAAGCTGCGGGGCAAGGCCCATCATCAATGCATACGCCATCATATTAACGAAAAACATAAAGGGTGAAAAGTTCATTGTATTCTCCATTTGCTTATACCATCACTATAAAGCAATGCCTTCCGGCTGTCAAGGAAAAAAGTGCCATTTGGATAAATACTTACAGCAGAGCGCATACTAAGGAGATAGACGAATGGCAGTTCTAGATAAGCTAAGTGTTCCAACAACCACGGAACAACAGGGTACATTGATGCCTAAACTACAATATCGTTTCCGCGTAAACTTTCTCAGAATGGGCGCAGGAGACACATCAATTGCAACGCAAAACGTTGTCAGCGTCACACGTCCTAATATGACTCATGATGAAGTGCTCGTGGATACATACAACTCACGCATTTACCTAGCTGGTAAGCATACGTGGGAGCCAATTACAATTGAACTACGTGATGATATTACATCAGCAACTAGCACATTGTTTGACCAGCAAGTTGCACGTCAAATTGATATGGCTAACCAAAGTTCAGTACAAGCTGGTACAAGCTACAAGTTTGAAACAGTTATTCAGAACTTGAACGGTGGTAACCCAGACCCAGTAGTCCTAGACGAATGGGAATTGAGTGGTTGCTACATCTCAAACTTGACATACAATGAAACAAACTACGCAAGCGGCGGTGAATACCAAACTATTAGTGTAACACTTCGTTATGACAATGCACGTCATGGTGTTGTTGACATTGGTGTTGACGATACTCTAAGTAATCCGATCTTTAACGGTGATACTAACGCTGATACCAACGCTACAACTTAATTAGGGCAGCAATGGCAATTACTAATTTCGCACAAGAAGCTTTTCGCAGTGATAGCGATCAGTTTCTTGTGCCACGCCAAAAATTTAATTTTACGTTGATAATAGATCGGCATGACCAGTCTAGTATTACATTTACTCGTGTCAGCTCTGTTTCCGCTGCCAGCTACAGTGTTGACACACAACTAATGAACCAATACAACAAGAAAAGAGTGGTGCAAACCAAACTCAACTACGAACCAATTCAAGTGTCATTTTATGATACATTTGATAATGAATGGCATAACTTAATGCGTGACTATCTGTCGCATTACTTCAACGGTGGAGAAGGTATCGAACAGCGCGTAGGCTTAGAAGGTAGCAGTACAGTTGACCCTAATTTTGTTACTGACCAAGGTTTTACACCAAATGACGTTCGTTACTTTTTCCCCCGAATTAGGATTAGACAAGTCGGTTATAAGCAAGAATTTCGTGAAACAATCTTAATCAATCCTACAATCACCAATATTCAAGGTGATACACTAGATTACAGTGATAGCAATCCTACTATGTACAGTGTAACATTCCAGCCAGAAAGCATTCAAATAAATGAACAAGGCAAGGATTCTACAACTAATGGTGCAGCCCGTGACACAGGGCAAGGATTCAATCAAACCCTTAATCCAATTCCGTTTCTTAACACATAAAACGCCTTACTTGATAATACATAAATATTATTATGTCAAATTACCAGCAAGGCAACTATCAACCAAAAAATGTTGAAAAATACATTGGTAAGCATATTCCTAAATACCGCAGCGGTTGGGAGTTGCAGTTCATGCGTATGTGTGACAATCATCCATCTATATTGGCTTGGGCGAGCGAAAGTCACAAAATCCCCTACATCAATCCTATTACAGGCAAGCGCAGTAATTATATACCAGACTTCTTTGTCGTTTACATGGACAAAGAAGGTAAAAAACATGCTGAACTAGTTGAAGTTAAGCCAAGCGGGCAAGTGATGGGCAATGCTAAAGGGCAGTATGATCAGGCGATGGCAGTAATAAATGAAGCAAAATGGAATTATGCACGACAATGGTGTCGTCAACAGGGAATTGGTTTCCGCATAATTACAGAGAAAGAGATATTTAATAAGCCACAAAAAGCACGACCACAAAAGAAAGCTAAAATACCTAAAGTAGCTAAAAGGAAGAAACGATGAGTAAATTGCCAGAGACATGTAAAGATTGTACTGAATATGGATCAGAGATCTGCAAAGAGTGTCAAAAAGAAATAGTGATGAAGCAAAATGCGCCTAAATGAATTAAATGATATACAAATAGATGAAGTTAGTGTCTTTTCTAGTTGGATTGCTGATCTTAATTACCAAGAAGGCGCAGTAATTATGACATTGAATAATGGCCGCTCATACCGCATTTTAGGTGTTCCTGAAGGAATGTTTAGACAGTGGGTTAAAGCACCAAGCAAAGGCAAATACTGGCACAGTGATGTGCGTGGAAACTATAGAGTGAGTAGACTATGAAAATACTAACATGGATTTCAACACTAACATTGGTAATGTTAGTATGCACAGCAACGTTAGCATCTGCAGCAGAACGTGAAAACTATTATTCGGACTTAATATGTTCTGAATTGTACAATGGTACGACTGAAGGTTTGCCCAGTGGACTACGTCCTGATTGTCAAACATCATTCGTGGTAATGGAATTTGACTGGGCTACACGAACTAAACACTATGAGTGTATCGGGCAGTCCCTCGTTTATGCTGAAGAGACTAAAAAGTCTCCTGTCTGTGTGTTGTTAGCACGA